AATAAACAAAACCCCTAGAAAATTGGCGTTTTCTAAGGGTTTCTACCAAACAACTAATTAGGAGTTGATATGGATGCCAAAGAGTTTACTATTTCTGCGGAAGAACTGCACCGTTTATTTCAATACAAAGATGGTCATCTTTATTGGAAAATTCGCAATTCAAACCGAATAAAAATTGGTAGCCAAGCTGGCACGGTTGCCAAAAGAGGCAATATCAACATAAATATAAATAAAAGGCTATATAAAGCCCATCGCATAATTTTCTTTATGCACCATAAATATTTGCCGCCAATAATTGACCACATAGATGGCAACCCTTTAAATAACCGCATAGAAAACCTTAGACCAGCTACAGAAACACAAAATCATCATAATGTTGGAATGTTTAAAAACAATAAATCTGGTGTTAAAGGTGTTTGTTGGGACAAAAGCAAGAAAAAATGGCTAGCAAGATGTTGTTTTCAGTATAAAATACATCATATTGGAACATTTGATTCTTTAGAAGAAGCAAGTAAAATGGTAAAACAATATCGTGAATTTCTTCATGGTAGTTTTGCTAGACACGAATAGGAAAAGTTTATGACTGAAACAGCTAATGTAGCAATGTTTGCGGCAACGCTGTTACATTCATCAACGAATGCACACTTTTTTCATTGGTCAACTAATTCTTACTCACAGCATAAGGCTTTGGGCAAATACTATGATGAAATCGTTGAGCTTGTAGATGATTATGTAGAAGCCTATATGGGCTGCTATGAGCAGATTAAAGAGTTTCCAAGTGTCTACCATCAGCCTAAAGAACCGCTTAAGTATTTGGAATCATTAAAGAATTTCGTGGCAGAAGCCAATACAGATTTGCCGCAAAAACAAGAATTGATTAACATTGTTGCAGAAATACAACAGTTAATTGACTCTACCATTTACAAACTCAAATACCTTAAGTAAGGAAGCATTATGCCAATGGACAAATCAGGCTCGGCTCAATCAGTCGGCAAAAACTACAAGACAGAAGTTGCCGCAGGAAAGCCTAAAAAGCAAGCCTTGGCGATTGCACTAAGCGAACAAAGAGCGCATTCTAAAGGCAAAGTAAAAGCTAAATTAGAAGCAGCTTACGAAAAGTACATGAAATGAAACCAGGTCTTTACGCTAATATTCACGCTAAACAAGAGCGCATTAAAAACGGCTCTGGCGAAAAAATGCGTAAAGCTGGCAGTAAAGGTGCGCCAAGTGCTTCAGACTTTAAACAAGCCGCCAAGACAAGAAAACAAGTCATTACTGACAAAATGAAGGATATGTAATGAAACACATGACTAGAAGCTATCCACCTGAAAACGCTATGCTAAGAGCGCATAAAGAGTCTACGCTTGAGAAACAACAAAAAAAGCGCCAAGAGCACAACCCACCATTAGAGCTAGACGATAGCGGTATTTTGAATAAAAAAGCCAACCAAAGAATGAAGCGTAAAGAGGCTTTGTCTAAAGCCATGAACAAATACCACGACCCTGACATTGTTGGTTAATTATGCCTACGCTTGCTGATGTTTTGCGCCAAACAGGTTACGCCCAAGATGGAACATTAATTGCTCCTACTACAAATTCACCTATGACATCAGCATTGTCTGAACATATTAAGACTTTGCCACAGCAATTAGCTACAAACCAAGCCGCATTAGACAGCGCTATTGGTAGCTGGAATAAGATTGATTTTGGCACAGGTCAATCAAACCCAAATTACCGCCCAGAAGCAATGCAAGAGCTAACTCAGTTAATGCCTAATATGGCTGGCATTATTTCGCCCAAAGCTGTAAACCAAATGGGAATGGTTACCACATTGCCAAAAGATGACATATTTAGCCAAGCGGTAGCAAATACCCCAAACGCAAGAATTACGGATGAAGGTTTGTATATAAACCTTATGCGTAAACAAAAACCTGAACAAGCCATGACTGAGTCTGTTAGGTCAGGAGTTTTCTATTTGCCTGAAGGTTCTGCCAATATTAAGCACTATGGTGGTTCTAATAGCTATGGCGGTACAGAAAAAATTACAGGTGAAACATTATATAAAAACCCATTATTTGTAAAAGGTGCAACAGGTGGCAAAGCGCCAGAAAATGCTTATTTGCAATTAACAGACCCCAATGAATTGCGAAAAATGCAAACAGATGCACAAAAAGTAGGAAGTTATTTATATACAGGTAGACCTGGACAAGAAGCTAACAAAGCTATTGAAGTGCAATCATTTTTAGAAAAATATGCACCTGATTTAGTAGATTATGCTGATTATATTGTTAGCAATAGTAGTAGAGGGAATCAATTAAAATATGCTTTGCAAGAAGCTGCTGTAGCACAAAAAGTAAGAGATGCTGGCTATGACGCAGTAATAGGGCATAGTAAAGGCAAACAAGGCCCATTTATATCTGAAATATTTGATATTAGAGAAAGTCATTACCCTGATAAGTTTGGTAACTTTGAATTAAACCCAAAATTTGAAGAAATGACACGCAAACAAATACTTGAGCAAGAACTTAAAAAGCGTGTAGAATAAAACCCTTACAAATCAATTACTTGAGAATGTATGGATAATAAAGTGTCGAAATCTGTAGAAAAGAACTTAAATAGGGCTGGAAGAAAGCCAGGAGTGCCTAATAAAGCCACTCAAGAGGCTCGAGAAGCCGTTAAAGCTATTCTTGATAGTAACCTACCATTTATTCAAACATGGCTACAGCAGACCGCTGAAGGCATTATGGATGACCAAACTGGAAAGTACATTGTTCAGCCTAACCCTGCAAAAGCGTGTGAGATTGTCCAAAACCTAGTTGAATACTCTGTGCCTAAACTTGCAAGGACTGAAGTAGTAGGAGATGAGAAAGCCCCTCAACGCATGGTGGTGTCTTGGAAGAAGTAATAGATATAGAGCTTGATTACAAGCCTAGAGATGTATTCCTAGATTTTCACGAAAGAACACAACGTTGGGCAGTCATAGTCGCACACAGACGCTGCGGCAAGACTGTTAGCTGCATTAATGAATTAATCTACAAAGCACTAATAGAGGGCAAAGAAGATGGTCGCTACGCTTATGTTGCACCATATTACAGCCAAGCTAAAAATATTGCCTGGGACTACTTGTTAAAGTTTAGTAAGCCTGTAATGGCTAAAGCTAATCAATCTGAACTATGGGTGGAACTTATAAATGGAAGCCGTATACGACTGTTTGGTGCTGACAATGCTGATAGTTTGCGTGGTTTGTACCTTGATGGAATTGTCTTAGATGAGTATGCAGATATGCGCCCTCGTATTTGGGGCGAGATTATTCGGCCTTTGCTGGCAGATAGACTCGGTTGGGCAGTTTTCATTGGAACGCCCAAAGGTCATAATGCCTTCTGGGACATTTACACCCATGCCACCAAGTCTAATGATTGGTATGCCAAAACCCTAAGAGCTAGTCAAACAGGGTTATTGCCTAAGTCAGAGCTTGAAGATGCCGCTAAGTCTATGACGCAAGACCAATACCTACAAGAGTTTGAGTGCGACTTTGAGTCAGCCATTCTAGGTGCTTATTACGGCAAAGAAATGCGTCAGCTTACTGACCAAGGCCGCATAAGAGAAATAGAGTTTGACCCTATGTTTCCTGTGCATACAGCATGGGACTTGGGCTATTCTGATGACACCGCTATATGGTGGTTTCAAGTCGTACATGGCGAGATTCGTATGCTTGACTACCACTCAAGTAATGGTCAACCAGTAGCTTTTTATGCTGGCATTATTCAGTCAAGAGAGAAAGAAAGAGGCTATGTATATGGCACACATTACTTACCTCACGATGCAAGAGCTAAAACATTAGCCTCAAATAAGTCCATAATTGAGCAACTTTCAGACAAAATTGCGTTAAAATCTTTAAAAATTGTGCCAAGTTTGTCACTACAAGATGGAATACAAGCAACACGACTAGCATTAACTAGAGCTTGGTTTGACCATAAGTGTGAAGATGGCATTGAATGTTTAAGGCAGTACCAGCGTGAATATGATGAGGACAAAAAAGTCTTTAGGGATAAACCTAGACATGATTGGACTTCTCATGGTGCTGACGCATTTAGGATGCTTAGTATTGCCTGGAAAGAAGAAGCAAAGTTGCCCCATAAAGATGACTCGATTAAAGGGCTGTTTGTAGGTAAAACCGATGTAAGTTTGAATGATATGTGGAAACAACAGCCACAGATTTCAAAAGGAAGAATTTAATGGCAAACGATAAAGCGACAGTCAATCACACATACGAAGATTGGTATAAATGTATTATGGGCTATGAGCGCTCATATAAGCGCTGGGAAGCTAGGGTTGACCGCATTGTTAAGAAATACAAAGATGACAGCCGCTACGATAGAAACCCTAATGCTCGTTTTAATATTCTTTGGTCTAATGTACAAACCATTCAGCCAGCCATCTTTGCAAGACTGCCTCGCCCAGACGTTAGCCGCCGATTTCGTGATAATGACCCAATAGGCAGAGTAGCGTCAATGATGCTTGAAAGAGCATTAGAGTTTGAAATTGAGCATTATGGCGACTATAAGTCTGCAATGAATAACACAGTCCTAGACCGCTTATTAGGTGGTCGTGGCGTTAGCTGGGTGCGCTATGAGCCACATATTGTTGGCGAAGAAACCAACACAGAGGATATGCCTGAAGATGGCTTAGAAGTTACAGAAGATAGTGACGAAGCTGAAACAGCAGAAGCAGTTGAGAATGAAAACCCAGAGCGCATTGAATACGAGTGCTGCCCAGTCGACTATGTCCATTGGAAAGACTTTGGACATACTATTGCTAGAACCTGGGAAGAAGTCACAGCAGTATGGCGTAAAGTTTATATGAGCCGCCCAGCATTATGTGAGCGCTTTGGCGAAGAATTAGGTTATAAGATTCCATTAGACACTAAGCCTGATGACTTAAAACAATCCTACAAATCTGATGATGGTGTATATGAGGCGCTGATATATGAAATATGGGACAAAGAAACAGGCAAAGTATTGTGGATTTCTAAGTCCCTCGGAAAGATATTGGATGAACGTGATGACCCTTTGGGTCTTGAGAACTTCTGGCCTTGCCCTAAGCCTCTCTATTCAACGCTCACAACTGACAGCCTTGAGCCGATTCCTGACTATGTTATCTACCAAGACCAAGCAAGAGAACTAGACGCTTTATGCGACAGAATTGATGGCCTTATTAACGCTATTAAAGTGCGTGGCGTTTACGATGCCTCGGCTTCTGAACTACAACGTCTATTCTCCGAAGGCGAAAATAACACCATGATTCCAGTACATAACTGGATGGCTTTTGCTGAAAAACAAGGCATGAAGGGTGCTATTGACTTAGTTGATTTAGCACCTTTTGCAAGCGCTTTGATGACTTGCTATCAAGCGATGGAGCAAGTTAAAGGTCAAATATATGAATTGATGGGCATTGCTGATATTCAGCGTGGACAGACTGACCCTAATGAAACCCTTGGCGCACAAATTATTAAATCTAATAACGCTGCTGGTCGCTTAAAAACTATGCAACACGCAGTAGTAGACTTTGCTACTAGTTTACTAAGTATTAAAGCGCAGATTATTTGCAATCATTTTACTGATGACACATTGGTTAAGATTTCTGGCGCAATGCAATTAAGTCCGCAAGACCAGCAACTTATTCCGCAGGCGATTGAATTATTAAGAAACGAAGCGTCAAAGAACTTCCGTATTGAAGTTACTTCTGACTCAATGATTTACCAAGATGAACAGCAAGAAAAAGCAGATAGGATGCAATTTCTGCAAGCTATGGGTGGATTTTTACAGCAAACCATGCCAATTATTCAAGCAGCACCTGAATTAGCGCCTATGGCTATTGAAATGATGAAATTTGGCGTAACAGCATTTAAAGCTGGCAAACAATTAGAAGGCATTATTGACCAAACTGCTGATGAAATTCGCATGAAAGCACAACAAATGCAAGGTCAACCAAAACCACCGCCACCAGAAATAATGAAAATACAAATGCAAGCGCAGATGGAACAAGCTAAGATGCAAGCCCAATCCCAAGCTAAACAAGCTGATATGCAAATGACTATGCAACTTGAGCAAGCTAAAATGCAAATGCAAATGGAGCTTGAGAAGGCTAAACAAGAATACCAGGCGCAAGAAAACCAACTGAAATTTCAGCTAGAAGAACAGCGTAATCGCATGGATAGAGAGATGGAAATAAAAGTAGCTCAAATGAAGATGATGACTGAGCGCAATACTCAGGTATTGTTAGCTCATATTAACAATGGCGCAAAGATTGAAACTGCTCGTATTTCTGCTGGCACAGATGATGGTGAAACAGCTTATATGCATGAAGAAGATATGGCGCAAGTAATGCAAAACCCAATGGAAACAGTAGCTTCTGCAATTAATAACAATAGCAATCAAATGGCACAAATGATTAGCGAATTAATGAACAAGTTAAATAAACCTAAAACAGTAGTGCGTGGGCCTGATGGTAAGATAACTGGAGTCCAATAATGGCTATAACAGTCAAGCATAAGTTTGTAAGTGCCATTCCTGACGCTGGCGATACAACTGTTGTCCAGCCCTCTAATTGGAACGATGACCACCAGCTAACGGGAACAGTACCTATTGCCAATGGTGGTACAGGCGCTTCTGACGCTCCTACTGCACTTACAAATTTAGGAGCTTACCCTGCGAGCAACCCTAGTGGTTATGGTACAGGCACAGTTACTAGCGTTGCCGCTACAGTACCTAGTTTTTTAAGCGTAACAGGCAGTCCTATTACTACAAGCGGTACATTGGCCTTAACTTATAGTGGCACAGCCCTACCAGTAGCTAATGGCGGTACAGGCGTTACAAGTAGTAGTGGCGCAAATAGTGTAGTTTTGCGTGATGCTAACGGAAATATAACCACTAACTGTTTATTTGAAGGCTTTAGTAGCCAAGCAGCAAGCGGTACAACAATTACATTAACTGCTTCCTCAGCTCAAAATTTATTAATTACTGGGTCTGGCGGTCAAACAATTAAGTTGCCTAATGCGACCACTTTGCCCAATGGTGCGTTATTTACTTTTAATAATAACCAATCTTCTGGTGCAATTACTGTAGTTAATAACTCTAGTACAACTATAGCTACAATTAATGCAGGCGGTTATGTAACTGTTGTTTTGCTTGATAACTCAATAGCAGCAGGTTCATGGGATAGACATGACTCAACCCCTTCAAATGTGTCTTGGTCTACCAATACTTTAGACTTTCCTGGTTCTATTACCTCAGCAACTTGGAATGGTACTGCTGTTGCAATTAATCGAGGTGGCACAGGGCAATCTACTGCAAGTGCAGCATTTAATGCTTTAAGCCCTTTAACTACTGCTGGCGATACTTTATATGGCGGTACAAGTGGTGCTGGCACTAGATTAGCGATTGGCACAGCAGGGCAAGTATTAACAGTAAATTCTGGCGCAACTGCTCCACAATGGTCTACACCAACTACAGGAACAGTAACTTCTGTAAGCGGTACTGGTAGCGTCAATGGCATTACTTTAACTGGCACAGTTACTTCTTCAGGCTCATTAACTCTTGGCGGCACATTAGGTTCTATTGCTAATAGCCAGCTTACTAACAGCGCAATTACTATTAACGGCACAAGCACAAGTCTTGGTGGTTCAATTAGCGTAGGAACTGTTACAAGCGTAGCTGCACTGACTTTAGGAACAACTGGTACTGACCTATCATCTTCTGTAGCTACAGGCACTACAACCCCTGTAATCACGCTTAATGTGCCAACAGCTTCTGCTTCTAATCGTGGTGCTTTAAGTGCCGCAGATTGGACTACATTTAATAACAAGGGTTCAGGCACAGTAACTTCAATTACTGCTGGTACAGGTCTTTCTGGTGGCACTATTACAGGGTCAGGGACTATTGCTATTGATTCAACAGTTACTACGCTTACAGGCACACAAACCCTTACAAACAAAACACTAACAAACCCAACCATTACGAACTACACAGAAACGCTTTATTCGCCTTCTGCTGGTAGTACATTTACTGTTGCATTAACCGATGGTACGGTTCAAAAACTTACTACTAATGCCAATACAACAGTTACATTACCTAGTTCTGTAAGTGGCAAATCTTTTATTATTATTATTGCTTATGGTGGTTCTCATTCAATTACATGGGCTGGTGGCTCAACTATAAAATGGGCTGGTGGTTTTGCGCCAACAGCAACCGCAGTAAATGGAAAATTTGATATATTTACTTTTTTTCAGGATGGTACAAACACTTACGCATCTGTATTAGGACAAAACTATTAATGTTCAGTTACGCAACTAAATCTTCTAGTGCTCAATTAGACCCAAATTTTAAACAAGTAAGCACATTGCTTCATGGTGATGGTACTAATGGTACACAAAACAATACATTTTTAGATTCTTCTACAAATAACTATACGATTACTAGAACTGGAGCGCCTACACAAGGAACATTTACACCTTTTAGTCAGGCGGCAGGATATTGGAGTAATTATTTCCCAACTTCATCGTATGCAGTTGTTGCCACCAATGCTGCTTTTACTTATGGAACTGGTGATTTTACAATGGAGTGTTGGGTTTATTTAACTACAACAGGCACAATTCAATACATTATTGACCAAAGAAATAGCGGAACAGCCAATGCTGTAATTCCTGCAATTTATGTTTCAGCCTCTGATGTTCTTACTTATTTTGTATCTAATGCAGCGCAAATTACAGGCACAACAGCTTTAGTTGTAGGCACTTGGTATCATGTTGCCGTTTCAAAATCTAGCGGTAATACAAAAATGTTTTTAAACGGAATTCAAGAAGGCTCTACTTATTCTGATTCAAATAGTTATGTAGCCAGTCGTGTATGTCTTAACGTCAATGGTGCAACTGGTGTTAATATTTTAGTTGGATATACATCTAATGTTCGATTGGTAAAAGGTACTGCCGTTTACACCGACAACTTCACACCTAGCACCATACCTTTAACAGCCATAACGAATACCAGTTTACTTACTTGTCAATCTAATCGTTTTATAGATAATTCAAGTAATAATTTTGCTTTAACACTTACAGGAACGCCACAGGTTCAACCTTGGAGTCCTTTTGCTCCCACATCTGCATATAACACAAGTGTCATTGGTGGTAGCGGATATTTTTCAGGGTCTGCAGGAAATTATTTAAGTGCTACATACAATACATCGTCTTTTGATTGGTGGACAACAGATTACACAATAGAAGGATGGGTATACCCAACAACATTGGCAGGATGGGGATATATAACTGCTTCAGATACGCAATCAACGCTTATTGGAAACGCAAACGCAACTTCAGTTATAAACTATTGGTCTTTTGGCCCATATACAGATGGAACAGTTAAATTTAAATATTACAATGGTCTTTCTGTAACAGTTACATCTACTAATACTGTAAAAAGTAACCAATGGAATCATATTGCAATGGTTAAAAATTCCTCAGGAATTACATTATATGTAAATGGAATAAAAGATACAAATTCTGCAGTTTCTGGAACACCGCAATCTTCAACAGGAACACCTTTAATTATAGGTCAAATCAACACTACAACAATTAATGGATACATTTCAAGCATTAGAATTGTAAAAGGTACTGCTCTTTACACAGCCAGTTTTACTCCACCAACAGCACCCCTTACAGCCATTACAAATACTACATTACTTCTCAATGGAACTAATTCTGGCATTGTTGATAATGCTATTAAAAGCGATATAGTTACAGTAGGCTCAGCACAAATTAATACTTCTGTTGTGAAATATGGCACAGGTTCAATTAGTTTTAATGGAACAACAAGTTATTTAAACTTTCCAAATAACACTTATTATGCTTTTGGAACTTCAAATTTTACGATTGAAGCATGGGTTTATCCCAATTCTGTAACAGCTTTGCAATCTTTGATAGACACAAGGTCTACTGCGACAGCTACGACAGGAATATTAATTTCAATTACTGCACTTGGGTTTATTTCTGTAACAGTTAATAACGCAATTTTGTTTACTTCTTCTACTGGAATTACAATAAGTGCATGGACTCATGTGGCTGTAGTAAAAAATGGCTCAACTATTACACTTTATTTAAATGGTACAAAACCCCTTACTGGGTCAGGAACATCATCAACTAGTTTAACTGACCAGTTTTTAAGACTTGGTGCATCTGCTGGAACAGCTGCAAACTTTTACAATGGTTATTTAGATGAAGTGCGTATTACTAACGGTATAGCACGATACACAGCCAACTTTACTCCGCCAACTGCGCCATTTCCCAATCAATAAGGATTTATATGTTAATTGCAAAAATACAAGACGGAAAAATAATTGATTTAGCCGATTACCAATCTATGTTTCCTAATACTTCTTTTGCTAGTAGTGGGCCAAATGCAAAATTTTTGGCAGATAACAACTGTATGCTTATTAACACCAATTTAGACCATGATTCAAAAACCCAATTTTTGGAATCCACAGAACCTTATATTTTGGGCGATTGGGTATATACAGTTAAAGTATCGGAAAAGCCAATAGTAGAAGATGTTGATTTCACCAATACAACGGCTACCCTTTTATAATGTTTTCTTAATATGTTTCAGACCGCTTTTCAACCTAATGCGTTTCAAAATAACGCATTTCAGATTGTTGTTACCCCTACCCCACCTACTAAAACAGGTGGTGATGACGCATGGAGTCCAGAAGAAAGAAAGCGGTATAAGGCTTTACAAAAGAAATTAAGAATTGCCGAAGAAAAGCGTATTGAAGCATTAAAGACTGATGCCCAAAACCGCAAGCAAAAGATTACAGATTTAGTTGACCCTAAACCTGTTGCAAAAAAGAAACAAAATAAAGTACAATCCAATCAAGAAGTTAGCGTTGATATACCGTCAAACCTAGCAAATATTGACCGATACATCGCTAATCTTGTTCAACAGCAGCAAGACTTGCAAACCGCAGTAGCAATAAGGTCAGCTAAACTCCGCTTAGAGCAAGAGTTAGCAGTCCTAGAAGCCAAACGGCAAGCAGAATTAGACGATGAGGAAGCATTATTAGCACTCTTACTTTAAATCCGCACACGGAATATAAAAAAGCCTACGAACACCTACACGCTGGTCGTTTAGACGCTGGATTTAGGCTATTTGAATATAGATGGCATCCTGAAATTATTGCTAACCAGGCACAACCCTACCATCAAAAGCTAAAAATGCCTGTATGGAGAGGTGAAAGCCTATTAGGGAAAACCATTACTGTCCAAGCAGAGCAAGGTTTTGGTGACATTATTCAATATGCTCGCTTTTTGCCATTTTTAAAGGTAATGGGCGCTAAAAGTGTTGTTTTATTGCAACATGGCTCATTGCATACATTATTTGGGCAAATGGATTGTATTGACACATTTACCAATATGCCAGAAGAAGGCATTGCCACAGAGTCAGACTATTGGATTGGCATTATTTCCTTGCCTTATTACATAAGTCTTGCACCAGCATACGCTAAGTCTTTATTTCCATGCAATTTAAAGAAGATTGTAGGGTCAGAAGGTTATTTAGACGCTATTCCTAGCAATATTCCTAAAAAACTCGCAGTTAATTGGTCAACTTCTAAAGGGCTTTTGCACTATGTACGCACAATGCACCCCGAAAAAATGCTTGAATTAGTAGGCCCTGATGCTTATTCATTTAACCCCGAAGAAGATAGATTTTGGAGTCCACTTCCTAAAGACGGCTGGCAAAAAGATTGGAATAAGACTGCAAGCCATTTAAAGGCTTGTAAGGGGCTTGTAACAGTAGACACAGGCATAGCCCACCTAGCAGGTGCTTTGGGCGTTAAAACCATTGTAATCATGCCTAAAAAAGAGTTTAAATGCTGGCGCTGGAAACATGGCACTTGGTATGACTCTGTAGTCACAGTTGAAGAAGATGATGTTTATAAAATACCCGACCTCATAAGGAGAATGTAATGCTTTGCCCTAAATGTGGATATTCTGATGGCAATCATGTTGAAGCTAAAAAACTGACTGACGAAGAATTCTTTATGAAATGGTGGACTCCTACTATTGGAGAAGAAGCCGCTAAAGCCTCTTGGTTAGATAAGGTTGCCATGAAAACTAGAGTAGCGCCCATGATTATTCCAGACATCCCAGGTCATATTTCTATGGCTGATGGCACTTGGGTAGATAGTCGCTCTAAACACAGAGAAAACCTAAAACGCAACCATTGCATTGAATTAGGCAACGATGTGCCAATGCAGCAAAAAGCCCCCGAAATGAGCAGACAGTCGCAAGAAGCAAGAAAACGACAAATTGCTGAATTAGCCTACGCCAAACTAAAATAAGGAAAAATCATGGAAGAATTAGACCGCAGAGCATTATTAGAACAAGCAATGGAGTCAGCAGATGAGCAAGAACCCTTGGAAACAGAAGCGGTTTTGGAAAAAGATATACCCGAGGAGTCCTTTGAAAAGGAAGTTAGCCACGAAAATACAGAAGAACCTGCCGAGAATATTCAAGCTGTTGAACATGAGAGTACGAATGAAGAGGCGCAGGAAGCTGCTGAAGAAGTAAAACCTGTAAATCGCCCATCTACATGGAAAAAAGAATATGTCCAGATTTGGGACAAAATGGAAGCTGGCGAACAAATTAGTAAAGAAGATTTTACTAAGTTTGCTGAATATGCTAACCAACGTGAGTCTGAATACAAAAAAGGCGTAAGCACTTATAAAGCTGAAGCTGATAGAGCAAAGGCTTATGAAGAAGCAGTTGCCCCTTATGCTAATGATTTACAAAGACGTGGCATTAAACCTGAACAATATATTAGTAATTTAGCTAGGGCTGACCAAATTTTGACCCATGCACCAATGCAACAAAAAGTGCAGATATTTCAGCGACTTGCACAAGAATATGGCGTACAATTAAATGGTAGCGGTGAAATGCAACAATTTGACCCCTACACGCAACAACTGATGAACCAGCTAAACATGGTTAATCAGGAAGTTTCAAGCATTAAAGGTCGGTTTGCCCAAGAGGAAAACCAACGCTTAATGAGTGAAATTGAGAAGTACAGAAGTGATGTGGAGAAATACCCTCACTTTGATGTGGTAAGGGAAGAAATGGCTCAATTACTTGAGTTAGGGAAAGCCCAAGACCTAGAAACGGCTTACAAGAAAGCTGTGCGAATGAATGACGATGTATGGGCATTGGAACAGGAAAAACTCCTAAAAGATGCCAAACAGACGGCAATCAAGTCACAGCAAGTAGCGAAAGCTAAGGCTGCTGCGGTTAGTCCAAAGTCCACTACTCCTAGTGGAAAAGTGAGTAACCCAGAAGATAAAAAGGATAGACGCTCACTAATCTCCGAGCAATTAGGAGAAGCAATGAGTCGTAGGGTTTAACTAGCCTAATTTTGGGCGCATTTTTTTAAGGATAATAATCATGGCATTTGCTAACTCAGCAATCACCGATATTATCGCTACCACTATTCAAAGTCGTAGCGGTGAATTGGCAGACAACTTAACACAAAACAACGCAATTCTTCAGCGTCTTTCACAAAAAGGTAATATTAGGCCTTTCAGCGGGGGAAATGTCATACTCGAAGAAATCATGTATGACGATAGCACAACCAACAACGCTAACTCTTATAGCGGTTACGAAGTATTAAACATTGCTCCAGATAGCCCTATTTCTGCTGCTCAGTATAAAATTGCTCAGTACGCTGACGCAGTTACTATGTCTGGCTTAGAGATGTTGCAAAACAGCAGCAAAGAAGCAATCATTGATTTGTTAGATGGTCGTATGCAAGTTTCTGAAGCTCGCTTGTTAAACCGTATTTCTGGTGACTTGTATGGTAACGGTACTGGTAATGGTGGTAAGAACTTGGATGGTTTAGGCGCTGCTGTTGCAGTTTCTCCTACATCTGGTACTTACGGTGGTATTAACCGTGCTGTATGGACTTTCTGGCAGAACCAAATTACTACTGGTGCTACTGGTGGTACTTCTGGAAACATTTTGTCAAAAATGACTGACGCTGCTATCAAACAGATTCGTGGCACAGACAAAGCTGACTTAATCGTTGCTGGTAACACAATGTATTCCTACTATGTAGGCGCATTGCAAGCTATTCAGCGTATTGCTGCTGAAGAATCTGGCGCTGCTGGTTTTGCTTCCCTCAAATTCTACGGTGGCGGTACTTCTGCTGACGTAGTATTGGGTGGTGGTTATGGCTCACAAGAAACAGCTACATATATGTATTTCTTGAACACCAACTACATTTTCTTACGCCCACACAAAGAGCGTAACTTTGTACCTATTGGTGGTGAGCGCCAAGCAATTAACCAAGACGCTATTGTGAAACTGTATGGTTGGGCTGGTAACTTGACAACTTCAAACAGCTTCCTACAAGGCTTGTTGACAACCTAATAGTTGGGGGAAACCCCTTCTATTTTGTTACTTAATATATAAAGGAAATAAATCATGGCATTTTCAACACTCCCTATCGCAGGTGTAGATTTAACAGATACACAAACCGTTGCTGAACAGGCTTTAAATGGCGGTACTGTTCCAACATTTGGCCCACTCGGTGCAGAAACATTTGCTTCCGATGGTCGCCGTTATGTATGGGCAGTTGCTGGTGCAGCTATTACAGCTTCCACTACAACTTGCTCTATTAACGCATCAACCTTTGTAGCTACTGGCTCTGCTGGTACTTACTTAGCCCCAGCCGTAGCAATGGCTTCAGGCGATTATGGTTGGTTCTCAGCAGCTTCTGTTTAATAGGTTAACCCTCTTAAATTGAAAATGTAGTAAAACGGGGACTCTCTCAAAAGGGGAGTCCTTTTTTCTTTTTATAAACCCAAACCACTTTGGAGAATTAAAAATGGCAATAGAGTCCGATATTCAAAACGCAGATTCACGATTAGCAGTCCAATTCTATAAAAAAAGTATGCGACAAGAAGATGCTTCTAATGAAGCTGGCAGACCGATTTTTAAAGAATTCGATTTTGTACGCATTATGATTCCTGGTGATAATTTGACAGAAATTGACACTTATGCCCAAGAATCTCATAAACAGCGTTTTCCTCGTCAATGGGCGCATTATCAAAACCAAGTAGCAGGACACGAAGATATTATTGGCACACCTTTAGACCAATGGCCTCAAGTTACTCGTAGTCAAGCTGAAGAATTGCGTGGGCTTAAATTCCACACAGTAGAGTCTATTGCAGACTGTTCTGACCAGCAACTTCAACGTATTGGCATGGTAGCTGGGATGTCACCCCATAATTTTCGCCAAAAAGCCAAGGCTTTCTTGAATTTAGCCAATGATTCTGCCGAAGTAGCACAAAGAGAAGCAGAATTAACGCAACTCAAAGAAGAAAATGCTAAAATCAAAGCAGAAACAGATGCGAATCTATCCAAAATGCAAGAACAAATGGAAGCGCTACTTGCGGCTGTTGCGGAAAAGACTCCTAAAACACGCAAACCGAAAGTAGTCGAGGCTTAATATGTCCCAAACAATGCTCCAAATGGTTCAACAAACTGCTGCCGAGTTAAACTTGGCAGTACCTACTTATGTTGTAGGCAATACTTCACAAGATGTTCAGCAAATCCTAGCGCTTATGAATGGCGCTGGATATGACCTTCTTAAAGAGTATGATTGGCAAGCATTGCAGGTTCAATATCGTTTCTATACTCAATCTTTAACCGCCAATGCCACAACTGTTAATGGTTCTACTACATTAACTTTTGAGGCTGGCACAGATTTAAGCAATGTTACAAGCCAATGGCAATTAAGTGGCTATAACATTCCGCAAGACACTTATGTTGTAAGCGCAAATAACACTACTAAAGTAGTAGTAATGAGCCAAATGGCTAGTGGCACAGGCACACAGTCAGTAGTATGCGCTCAGACTGCTTATGACTTACCTGCTGACTTTGAAACCATTACAGACCGCACTCATTGGGATAAATCTAAACATTGGGAAATGTTAGGCCCTGAAGATGCCCAACAATGGCAATGGTTAAAGTCTGGTTATATTTCTACTGGGCCACGAGTACGCTGGCGTATTCTAGATAACCAATTTCAAATATGGCCTATTATGAATACCCAAGAGTATTTAGGTTGGGAATATAGAAGTAAAGGTTGGGCAAGAAGCGCTGCTGGTGCTGTGAAGAATAGCTTTACTGCCGACACAGATACTACTGTTTTAGATGACAGAATTATGGTTTTGCTCACTAAAATGAAGTATTGGGGCATTAAAGGCTTTGACACTACTGTTGTAGCTCAAGATTATGCTCGTTACTTGTCTGTTGCTAAAGCCAATGACAAAGGCGCTCCTAATCTTTCTTTTGCGCCATATCCTTCAAAAGTCTTAATTGGTTACGCAAACATTCCTGATACTGGCTACGGCTCATAATGCGACCAAAGCAAAATACCGCTAAAACAGCTTCTGTTCCATCGCCTATTGGTGGTTGGAATGGCAGGGACTCTTTAGCATTAATGTCACCTACTGACGCAGTACAAATGGTTAATTGGTATCCCACGCCAACTGATGTGACTATGCGTAAAGGCTATACAAAGTCATCTACAGGCATTACAGGCGCTGTTAATACTTTAATGAATTTTCCTACTACTAGCGGTTATAAACTTTTTGCCGCTGCTGGTACAAAGATTTGGGATGCCACCGCCTCTACTGCAACGCAAGTTTATGCAAACTTAAACAGCGACAAATTGCAATATGTAAACTTTACCAATACCGCAGGAAATTTTCTTGTTACTTGTAATGGCGTAGACCCAGTTACTATTTATGATGGCTCTAACTGGTTTACTGTTGCCACAACTACGACAGCACAAACTATTTCAAGCATTACAAGGTCTGGCACTACAGCTACTTTAACGACTGCAAGTCCTCATGGATTAATTACTGGCAATAGAGTCACTATTAGTGGTGCAACATCTAGTGAATATAATGGCACTTATGTCATTACTAGAACAGGTGCAAGCACATTTACTTATGTAATGGCTTCTACCCCAGCCGCTAATGCTACAGTAGTCGGCACATATACAATTATAGGTATAACTGGTGTTGACTCATCTACATTTATTAATGTCAACTTATTTAAAAACCGCTTATATTTTACGCAAAAAAACACATTAAATTGCTATTATTTGCCTGTAGATTCTATTGGTGGTGCTGCTTCACCGCTTTATTTTGGCTCTATTGCTCGCAATGGCGGTTATTTGCAAGCAATGGGTACATGGACTATTGATGCAGGACAAGGCGCTGATGACTACGCTGTATTTGTTACATCAATGGGTGAAACTATTGTATATAACGGCACAGACCCATCCTCTGCTACTACTTGGGCATTAAAAGGCGTATGGCAATTAGGTCAAACATTTAATAGAAAATGCTTTTTTAAATGGGGTGGCGACTTACTTTTGCTTACCCAAGATGGATTAGTACCACTTGCTTCTGCATTGCAATCTAGCCGCCTAGACCCTAGAGTAAACCTTACAGATAAGATTTACTACCCTATTAGCCAAGCGGCTACTAATTTTTATGCTAATTATGGCTGGCAAATACAATATTTTGCTAGTGAAAATATGCTAATTTTGTCTATTCCTACAAATTCAGGAATGGAGCAATATGTAATGCACACCATTACAAAGTCTTGGGCAAGATTTACAGGTATTCAAGCATATTGTTGGGAAGTGTCAGGCGCAAGCACCATGTATTTTGGTGGAGATGGTTTTGTAGGTAATTTTTATACTGCCGCTTCTGACGCAGGAAACAATATTACAGCTACTGTTCAACAGGCTTATTCTTATTTTGACTCACCAGGGCAGAACAAACGCTTTACAATGGTTCGCCCTATTCTTCAGTCAGATGGTGGTTTACCAAGCGTTTTATGCGGTTTAAGCGTAGATTTTCAACCCTTAGATAATACAGGCGCAATTACATTTAATCCTAGCTCTCAAGCTGTAGGAATTTGGGACACCGCTAAATGGGATGCTAATAATTGGGGTGGTGGATTAATTACCACTCGTATTTGGCAGGGTGTAACGGGAATAGGTTTTGCTGGTTCTATTAATTTGACGGCAGTAGCACAAGGTATTGAATTACATTGGGCTTCTACTGATTATGTTATGGAATCTGGGGGTGTAATATGATTTTTGGAGTTATAATGGCAAAAGCCGACTCCTTGGTGTTAAAGAAAATACTTTCATTTGGAGTAAATAATGGCAACTGGTAATCCCTATTTAGACGCAGCAATCGCTACCCAACAGGGTAATTATGCTGGCGCACAACAAGCAACTGCTGCTAATCGCATAAATCAATCTACTCCTTATGCAAATTTAAACTACACGCAATCTACGGATGCTAATGGAAATCCTGTATGGACTGCTAATCAGTCTTTTAATGGTCAATTAGGCAATGCGTTTAACAATATTCAACAAAATGTAGCAAATACTACACAAAACCCATTTAATGCTTCTGCTTATCAAGCTGGTCAAGTTGGACAAGGCCCACAATTTAATCAAATTGGTAATTCTCCTAATTTACAAAGCCAAGTACAAGGTACAGGCATGGAAGGATGGGATAGAGCTACTGCTCTTATTAATCAAAGACTTGCCCCACAAATGGCTCAAGCTGCCGAATCTAATACAGCAGCATTGGCTAATCAAGGTATTGTGCCTGGCACAAAAGCGTATGAAAACGCTATGCGTACATTTAATCAAGGTCAAAATGATTTATTAACTAATGCTCAATTAGCTGGTTCACAAGTACAAAACACTATGTTTGGTCAAAATTTGGCTGCTGGTCAATTTGGCAATCAAGCTCTTACTCAACAAAATCAAAATCAATTAGCCAATCTTGGGTTTAATAACGCTACAGGTCAGCAAGGTTTTGCTAATCAATTAGCTGGTACTCAAGCTAATAACGCTGCACAAGCTCAAAATTTTACGCAAAACTTTAATGCGTACAACAACCCATTACAACAATTAGGTGCTTTTCAAGGGGCTACAACTCCAGGTTATGTAAATCCTTATAGTCAAGCGGCTGTAAGTGGCCCTGATTATTTAGGTGCTTATTCAACTCAAAACGCACAAGCTATTGCACAGCAAAATGCCGCCAATGCTAAAACCGCTGGCACACAAGCTGGTCTATATGGTTTAGGTACTGCTGCATTATTAGGTAGTGGTGGTTTAGGTAGCCTAGGCGCTGCTGGTCAAGCAGGAACTGGACTATTGGGTTTAGGTCAGTCTGCTTACAATTGGTTAAATCCAACTCAATATACAAGTCCTACAGATTATTTACAAACTGCTGGTTTAGGTTCTGGTACAGGATTTGTTACAAGCGGTTCTGGTGTTGATTTAACAGGTGGCATGGGTTTTAATATGCCTTCATATTAAAAAATAAAATGGCTGATAACAATTTCAATTTTGGGTATAACCCAGAAACAGGCAATTATGAGCCTATAACCGACAGAAATGCTGTTGGTATGATGAAAACTGTTAATAATTGGTCACTAGATGACCCTTTTGACCCTATAGCTGGGACTCATCAAGAATTTGCACCATCTAAATATGATTTTACTGGCGCAACATACGACCCTAAATTATACGCTTTTAAAATGCCAGACGGCAAAGTTGTTGCCTATAATGCTGGTCAAGACATGGTAACAAATTATATTCCAATAGAGCCAACTTTTTTTTGGACAAATAAAGCTGGACAATATGTAGGAAATTATACAGGCGATTTGCGATTTCAAGGGCAACCATTTGGTGATGAACAGTATGGTTTGCAAGGTGGATATTTAGTTGACCCTAATACAAAACAATATTTAAAAGATTCTTCTGGAAATTATATTTTACCTTATGACCCTGGAAGTGGCGGTGGTGGTTTTGCTGATTTTATGACTGAAAATGGTTGGGTGTTGCCATTAGCTATGGCTGCTGGTGCTGCTGGTGGTGCTGCTTTAGGTGCTGGTGCTGCTGAAGGAACTGGAGGCGCTGCCCTTGCTGGAGAAGCAGGTGCTGGTGCTGGCGCTGCTGGAGAAGCTGGTGCTGGAGGCGCTGCCCTTGCTGGAGAGGCAGGCGCAGGAAGCATGGATGCTTATATGGCTTCTGCTGGTTTAAACCCTGGCACTTATGTTGCGGCTGATTTTGCCCCTGGTTACGCAAGTATGGGTGACTATATGTCACAAGCTGGACTAGATAGTGAAAACTTTAGTGGTTCAGCTTTTACTTCTCCAGATGCTAATCCATTAACAGATTACATGAATCAAGCTGGATTAGATACTGGCACTTTTGAAGGTTCTGCATTTGAAATGCCATCAAGCACATCTGCTTCAGACGCTTATAAAACATTAAGTCGTGCTAATAATTTAGCCAAATTATTAAGTGGTGTTGCTGGCATGGGTAGCAGTAGAGGCACTACTAGTGGCACAAGTAGCACAAGTAGTATTAATCCACAACAATTAGCAAGCCTTTTAGGTGGTGGTCAACAAACAAATAGTTTTATTGGTCAAATTAAAGGCAATCAAAATCCATTTTTATTTACACCACCAAACCAAACGCAAGCAACAAAAGGCACTTATGATGTGTCAGGTTCAAACTTAGCTAACGCATTAAGGAAAGCATAATGGCACTAACTCCTGAACAAGAAGCACTAGACTTTAACCCTGAATTACAAGGTTTAAGTCGTGAACGCAAATTAGCTGAATTGCTAATGGCTAAAGGTATGCAACAACCACAAGGTCAAATGATTAGTGGTTATTATGTTGCCCCTAGCTTTACTCAGCAATTAAACCCTTTGGCTAATGCGTTAGCAGGTCAAGCTATTGGCGAAAGAGCAGACACTAAACAGGCTGAAATGGCTGCTGCTTTGCGTGGAAAACAACAAGAAGTTATGAAAGCATGGTCAGAAGCTAAAACTCCACAAGAAAAATTTGCGATTGGCACAAGTCAATATGCACCTAAAGAATTGCAAGCTGCTACCTATGAAATGCTTAAACCGCATAATGTTGCTGAAGGTGGAAGTATTCAACAAATGAATTTAGGAACAGGTGCTTTTGAACCTATTGCACAAGGTAATCAAAAAATTGCTCCTGAAGTTCGTCAGGCTATGCAAACATTAGGAATTAATAAACCATTAGAACAATTAAATCCACAAGAATTAAATGCAATTAGAAGTGAAATTTACCAAGTTAAAAGAGCAGCAGCACCAAGTGTAAGCGTTTCTATGGATAAAGGATTAGCGGCACAAGTTGGCCCTATGATGAAAGAGTCTAAAGAAAAGACTATTGGTGCTGTTAAAGAAATTGATGCAGCCAATCAAGTAATTAATGCTATTGATGGCAATAAAATGTTTGCAGGCCCATTAGCTAATCAACGCTTAACTGCTGCACAAATTGGTTCTACATTAGGTGTAGGCGGTAAAGATTTACCAGAAAAAATTAACAACACTAGAGCAGCAATTCAAGGTTTGGCTGAAATTACATTACAAGGCCGCCAAGAAATGCGTGGTCAAGGTGCTATTACTGAATCTGAAGGTAAATTAGCAGAAAGAGCTAAATCTGGTGATATTAGCTTAACACCTGGTGAATTAAAACAATTAGCAAACGCTGCCAAACGAGCTGGTGAATATACTTATAATCAGCATCAAAGTCAATTACAGGCAATGTCACAAAACAATGAAACTCGTCAATTAATGCCTTATTATAATGTTTCTATGATGCCGCAAAAGCCACAAACTTTTGCACAACCATCAAATGTACGCTCTTTAGCTGACCAAATTTTGCAAGGTAAATAATGGCAACTGCTGACCAATATGCACAATGGATTGTTGATAATCAAAACCTTAAAGGTACTGAAAAATTTAACATTGTTGCACAAGCATACCAAGAAGCAAAAAGTGCAGAACCTAAAGCATCTGTGGAAGTAACTTCGCCTGAAGGTCAGCAATTAAATACACAATTTGGCGAAACTGGTGGTGGCGCTGCGGTAGGTCGCCCACAAGGTATTAATCGTATTAATGTGCAAACCGAACCACGCCCATTAGAGTCTGCAATGGCTGGACTTACTAAGTCAATTATGGATGTGCCTGTTTCTGCTGCACAATTAGCAACAGGCGGTCATTTAGGCACAAGCGAACTAGCGCAAAGTTTAGGAAATCAAGCCCAAGCATATAAAGAAGCTAATCCAATTTCTTATGGAGCTGGTCGTATAGCTGGCATGATTGCACCTGCGATGACAGGGGCTAGTGCTATTGGTCAAATTCCTTCTTTTGCTAAAGCTGCCCCAATATTACAAAATGCCACATTAGGCGCTGTATCAGGCGCATTGACACCTGAAGAAACAGGAAAGACAGGCGCAGAGCTTTATAAAGAACAAGGCAAACAAGCTGCTCTTGGCGGTGGATTAGGTGTTGCTTTTACGCCACTACAGAAATTAGCTGGTATTTTGCGTGGCCCAGAACAACCTGCACAGATGGCACAAGCTGTAGAAAAAGCTAGAGAGGCTGGTTATGTTATTCCACCATCTCAAGCCAAAGCTGACCTTACAAATCGTTTGATGGAAGGCATTGCTGGCAAAGCTACAACAGCTCAAAATGCTAGTGCTAAAAATCAAGAAGTAACTCATAAGTTGGTCGCCAAGTCTTTAGGATTGCCTGAATCTGAAGTAATTCTTCCTGAAGTATTAAAAGACATTCGCAAGACTGCTGGCAAAGCATACGCAAAACTTGAAACCGTTGGCACTATTACGCCAGGCAAAGAGTATTTAGAAAGCCTTAATAAAATTGCTGGCAAAGCTACAAAGGCACAAGAAGGATTCCCTAATGCTCCTGAAAGCCCAATTATCGGTTTAGTAGATTCATTAAAATCTAAATCTTTTGATGCTTCTGCTGCTATTGCCAAGATTGAAGATTTAAGAAATACCGCCAATAAAGCCTATGCTGCTGGTGATACTGCTTTAGGAAAAGCTGCCAAAGACGCATCTAATTTGCTCGAAGATACCATTGAAAAACATTTAGAAACCACCAAAGCTACTGATTTGCTTAAAGATTTTAGAGATGCACGGCAATTAATTGCTAAATCTTACTCTGTAGAAAAGGCTTTAAATCCAGCTTCAGGTACAGTAGATGCAAGACAATTAGCTGCGCAATTAAAGCGTGGTAAACCATTGTCTGATGAACTTAAAACTGTTGCTCAGTTTGCTGGACAATTCCCTAAAGCAGCTCAAGTTACAGAAAAAATGGGAAGTTTGCCACAAATTAGCCCTGTAGATATGTATGCTGGTGGTTTAGCTTCATTATTAACTAGCCCCACAGCTATGCTTGGAGTTGCTGCAAGACCTGCTATTAGAGCAGCAGCATTATCTGAGCCAGTTCAAAATAGATTGGTTCAAGGAGCTAAAATATCGCCAGAGCAAGCAAATTTAGCCAAATTATTAGGCATCAGAAGCCTGCAAACAGGAATACAAGGAGTAACAAATGAGTAGAAACGGAAGCGGTACATATAACCTACCTGCTGGTAATCCAGTAGTTACAGGCACAACTATAACAACCACATGGGCTAATACAACCCTTAATGACATTGGTTCTGCATTAACTGGTAGCGTAGCCTCTGATGGTCAAACACCTATGAGTGGTAGCCTTAATATGGCTAATAACAAAGTTATTTCTGTTACTGACCCTACTAATGCTCAAGATGCTGCTACTAAAGCCTATGTAGATTTAGTTGCTGGTGGCACTAAAGATGGGTCATTTGTAAACCTAGCTTATACGGGTACGCTTACTGGCGGTACAGGAATAGTTAATTTAGGCTCTGGTCAAGTTTATAAAGATGCTAGTGGTAATGTAGGTATTGGTACTAGTAGTCCTACGGCTCGTCTTACTGTTGCAGATTCTGCTGCACCAAAATTAAATTTTAGTGTTGGTGCATCTACAGAAAGAGCATTTATTAGTTATACAGAATCAACAGCTTTGATGAGAATTGATAGTGATGCTAGTATTGTTTTTGCCTCTAACAATACAGAAGCTGCTAGGATTGATACTAGTGGTAATTTGTTAGTTGGTATTACAACTAGTGTTGATGGAAAAGTTCAAATAAAAACAACTACGGCAAATTGGGGAGTTGCTATTGATTCAACCAATGCCACTACGCAATATTTTGAAAGATTTACATATAATGGCACTCAAATTGGATATATTACTGGCAATAATACTAATGTAACTTATTCAACATCTTCTGATTATCGTCTTAAAGAAAATATAGCACCAATGACAGGTGCTTTAGATACAGTAGCTAAACTTAAACCTGTTACATACAAGTGGAAATTTGATGGTTCTAATGGACAAGGATTTATTGCCCATGAATTACAAGAAGTTGTTCCTGATTGCGTTACTGGAGAAAAAGATGCTACTCGTATTGAAAAGTACGAAATTTCACCTGCTATTCCAGCCGAAGTTGATGAAGATGGCAAAGTAATTAAAGAAGCTGTTGAAGCCGTTATGAGTGAGCGTGAAGTACCAGCTTATCAAGGTATTGACACTTCATTCTTAGTAGCTACTTTAACTGCTGCTATTCAAGAACAACAAGCAATGATTGAAGAACTTAAAACTAAAGTATTAGCTTTGGAGGCAAAATGAACTTTACATTTACATGGATATTAGACAAGTTTGGTTTTGCGCCAAAAGCAAATATTGATTTGCAAGAATGGACTTTTCCTGTAAAAAAGGAAGTTGCCAAAAAAACAACAAAAGTAGCCAAAAAAGCAACTGTACCTAAAGCCACAACCCGTAAAAAGAAAACATAATATGTTAGACAAAGACCCAACATCTTACCCACTTTTAACTTACGCTTGGGTTTTAGGACTTTCCGCTTTAGGTGGTTTTGTTAGCTTTATGAATAAACTCAAAGAAGGTAAAACTAGAGCATTTAACATTGCCGAGTTTTTAGGCGAAATTGCTACTTCTGCATTTACTGGTGTTATTACTTTTTGGTTATGCGAAAATGCACAATTTTCCCCATTAATTACCGCAGCATTAGTTGGTGTATCAGGTCACATGGGTAGTCGTGCTATTAGCTTATTTGAAGAATTTTTAAGTAAAAAGTTTGCTCAATGATTGATTACTGGAAAATTGGAATTGCTGCTTTACTTTTACTTGGGGCTTTTGCTACTGGTTGGGGTTTACGCAACCGTGATTTTAACGACTATAAACAAGAAGTCAGTAATGCTGCAAAAGCACAAGAAGCTCATGTTGAATCCATTAAAAAGCAACAAGTATTAGTCAATAAAGGAATTGAAGATGAATACAATGCGAAACTTGCTTTATTGCGCCAGTATTATGCTAACGGGGTGCGCCAGCCCAATACCAGCAAGTTGCCCACCATTTCCAATGCCGCCACAAGTCTTGATGACTTCACCACCAACGGTTTACTTATTAAATGTGCCGAAACAACCCAGCAATTAATTAGTTTGCAAGCATGGTTAAATGAGCAAATGGGCATTAAATGAGTTTTAAAGAGTGTTTAGACCTTGTATTAAAGTCTGAAGGTGGTTGGGTAAACAACCCTAATGACCCTGGCGGAGAAACGAATTTAGGCGTTACCAAGCGTGTTTGGGAAGAATATGTAGGTCATCCTGTGACTACATTAAAAAACCTTACGCCAGAGCTTGTAGCGCCAATGTACGAACAAAAATATTGGAGGCCTTGTTATGCAGGAGTATTGCCTAGGGGACTCGACTATCTTGTGTTTTCAATGGCAGTTAACGCAGGCCCAGGCAGGTCAGTTAAACTGCTTCAACAGTCTATTGGATGCCTACCTGACGGAGTTATTGGCCCAAAAACAAGAGAGCTTATTTCCAACAGTAATATTGCAACTTTTATCGCAAAATTCTCAGAAACTAGGCGAGAGTATTACCATTCATTAAAAACATTTCCTATATTTGGTAAGGGCTGGCTTTCAAGGGTTGACCACGAAGAAACACAAGCCCTGCAAATGGCTAAAAACGAGTAGTTCCGTAATACAGAATTAGCCCTAAAGCTACTAATACCCCACAAACGCTCCAAAACGTGCTGTATTCGCTTTCATTAGGCATTTCTATAGCTACATACCACTCTGCGTCTTTAAACGCTTCCTGACTGGTATTATAGGTTTTGCCCACCATTCCAAAGCTGCGTGTACTCATACATCCTCCATTAATTCATTTTTTAATTTATTTTTCTTTTTTTCTTGTTTTATGTATTGGCGCAAAATACTTAAAATTCCAGCTTCTACCAATATTCCTAGGCCTTCAGCGTCAAAATGCACTAAAGCATCTGCCGACCCATCTTCATGCTCTTTTACTATTTCTATTTGTATATTCATTCTTTTGCTTTCAATGATTTAAGGTAATTTTGCAATGCTTTATCGTCATCTTTAAATATGCGCTCAAACAACTCTCTGGTAGGTTGTCTTACTGTGTATTCTTGAAAAATGCCGTGCAAAACATAATAAGAAAAGACTCTGCAAGCCCATTCATTTTCTTTGCAATCTTCTGCTTGACTGCATTTGTCGCATGGTGCTTCACCTTCAAAAACACGCCTAATGTATGTGTCCATATTCCCCTTAGTAAAAATAGCAGGTCAGGTCTTTTTAGTCTGAAATCTCCACGAGCCATAGAGCTGAATAGTGTCAAGACCTGCTATGAAAGTAATTTATTGCAAAAATCAAGGGAAGGCTACTATGACAAACCCTAATGTTGTTTTTATGTCATATATATTTTATATATATAGGGCTGTATTTGGCAGTTGCTAACAATGGGTCAGAAAGCCGCAAAATTACCCAATTACTGCATCCTACATTGGCGGCTTAACGCCCAGAATAAGGTGAGGCGGCAGGACTCCGTGAATGTATGGTTGTGCAAAGGGGAAAAGCACACCTACCGCCTCGTGAATTAGTTTAACCCAGTTTTGAGTTTGTATATTTTGAGTAACGCTAAAAACATTTCATAGCCATCTCTAAGTGCTTGCTCTGTATGCTCATATATGGCAACTTCTCCAGTATCACCATTGACGTACACATTGGCACACCTTGCTTGTGGCGCTAAAACTTCTCTATAGGCCGCTAGCTGTAGTGTATTCTCTAGGTAGGGTGTTAGTTCACCAGGGCTTTTTTCTGTCGTCTTAAAGTCAATTACGACCCCATTAAAGTCATGGCGTGGCTTGCAATATAAATCGCATTTTCCGCCATAACCTTCTTGGTTAACTAGACTCTGTTCAGGAATCCATAGCTGCGCCCCAAAATGAGCCGTTATAGCGTCATCTACTTTGCGGACATAAGCTGGCATATCTGGCAAGTATTCTTGGTTATAGAAGCTCTCTAGAAAGTCATGTATAAGAGTTCCTCTAGTCATGGCTTCTTGGGACTTTTTCTTTGCCAATTCTAGTATTCTGGCAACATAATCTTTTTCTTCTTCTTGCAAACCCCTTGGGTTTTCTGCAGCAGCTTTAATAGCTTCAGACTGCAACCACGACTGAAGGCCATCCTTGGAAAGCTGCTGGTTTATAGTGGACACCGAAGGCACTAATGTACCTGGTGCTGCTTTGGCATCCCTAAGTGTTGTATTTCTTTCTTTGCCATTTTTACCAATGGTGGTATATCGTGGTGCGCCTGTAATGGCACAGTACCAGTGCATACTCATATTTTCCCCTTAAAGTCGTTTAATTAAGTAAATCTAGTATAGCTTCTCTGTCTATAGGACTTACACAACAATCAGCGCAAGTCCTAATAACATCTTTAATAACAGCAGCTAAATCATTAACCTCAAATGCTATTAGCTGTCTTTCTTCATCCACTCCAAATGGTTCAGTAGAAACAATGGCTTTATCGCCAATAACATCCCGTATATGACTTAGCATTTCCATCTCCTAAAATGGCGTGTCGTCTATAATTTCATCAGACCCAGCAGGTTTAAAACCCATAGGCTCTTTAACTTTGCCAACTGAAACGCTAAAGAATTTGCCTTTAGCTTCTTCTTTTACCCATGCAGACAACCAATGCTCTTTGCCATTAAGCATAATTGAGCCGTTGTAGTCTGGGTGATTGTCGGTAGTTTTGCGGCTATTTTTGAAAAGTGAACCGCTACCTTCTTTGGGCGTGTAGGCCATATTAAATTTCCTTTGCTTTTACTACTAATTTAGGTGACGAAGCGGCATTACCGTCATCGTCTGCTTGCACTACTCCTACTACTGCTGCTAATGCGTACCTACGCATATAAGTTAAAGCCGAGCCAGCGCCTTGTGCGTCAGGCTTAGTTATCGGCACAGACATTTCTTGACTAATCCATTCGCCAGAAGCGTGGGTAAGAATAGTAGTCAAAGACATGGACTTGTCTAATTCGGAATAAAGTCCAGGGAATTGAGCCACAGCCAAATTATTAATACTAAGAAGCTCACGGCAAGCATCCCACACAGACTCAAGGTCAGCATAATTAGATTTAAAGAAAGGGTTTTTACTGTCTTTTTTTGCATAAGTAAGTTTGCCCTGTACGATTGATAGCGCTTTGGCTAAGTTAGCAATAGAGTCAGATTGATTCATTTTGCACCCCCAAAAATTGCGCCAAAGTCATTAATAACATCACGCAACAATGGGTTTACATGATTATTACGTGGCTTGCCACAGGCTTGACGAATACAGTCAACTTGCTCTTGAGTTAGGTATTCATTGCTAAATTCCATGTCATCAAGTGCTGACTCTAAAAATTCTTCGTGCTCAAGCATTAATTGGTTTAATTCAGACATTTAAGTTTCCCCTTAAATACATAGCGAAATTGCTATATAGTCATGGTAAGCATACTTATTAAATTTGTCAAGTGTTATATAAAATAATTATTTATGTGGTAAGATTGCCACATGGAAAAGCTAAAAATAACTGAGTCCACCATGATTGACTTGCTTGGCGGCACTAATAAAGTAGCAAGAATGTGCCAAGTGGCATCAACGGCTGTTACGCAATGGCGAAAAAATGGTATTCCACATGGAAAATTATTGCTTTTAGCCGCCAGAATAGAAAAAGAAAGTCATGGTTTAGTAACACGCCAAGATATGTTTCCAGGCACATGGCATTTTATTTGGCCTGAGTTGCTTAAACGCAACACATTTGGCTTGCAAGAAGAATTAAACGAGGAGTAGTATTGTCCTCCGCACTCCAGGCGTTACTAAGCACCTAAATCGGTGGCGTGGAAGAAAAGATAGGCTAGTCAAGCACCCGACTGCAAGCCTCGTAGCGTTAAATGGCGACTACACAAGATTTTAGGGACAAGGTGATACAAGACCTTTAATCGACTGACCATTATCTTAGGAAGGACTAGTTATTAACATATTTGTTAACAATGGGTCGGCTGATAGTTTCCTATCACCCTTGGTCAAACTGTGTCGTAAATTTGCAACTAAGGGTTTGTCATAGGTGACAATAGTTAAAAATGATAAGAAACTGTAATCACTCAATAACGAGTAACCATTTAAGGGGAATTAAATGAAAGACTTTATAGGTAGTTGTTTATTAGGTGCATTACTTGGCGCAATGTTTGCTTATGGCGTACCAGCTAAAGCGCAAACGTACCCAGTCACTAGCCCACAAGGTTATAACATGGGTACTGTGCAAATTAACGGCAATACAGCACAGTTTGTAAACCCAATGGGTTACACAACACAGACTGCTACAATTTACCCTAACCAAGTGGTTATTACGACCCCACAAGGGTACGCAACTAGCGTAGTTGGTAACACAGGCTACACAGTACCACCTAGCCCATCTACACCACCAAGCCCAAGGGTGCTGCAATGAATGAAGAAATAATTGAAGAATCACTTTCTAGAAGGGCTATGAAAAGTAGAATTTTTTACCTTGAAAATAGAATGAAAGATTACATAACTTGTTTTAGAAAGGAAAGAAAAGCCTTACATAAACAATTAAAAGAACTGCTTGTTGCAAACAATAGACTTGAAAAAGAAATTAAACAATATAAACAAGAAGAAGCAAATAAATTATCTGGTTTTTTGAGTCTTGGGGTTGTTTATAAACCAAAAATTGATAGAAATTACAAATGAGTTTTACCATTACTACGCATGACGGCATGAAAGTCATTCAATGGTTTAAAAATATTGATGACCTTCTAGAAAGTATGATTAACAACCCAACCGACAGGTATTTTAGGAATGTTTGATGAATTCTGGTCTTTATATCCACGAAAAATTGCTAAAGCAACTGCAAGAAAAGCATGGGCAAAATTGTCCGCAGAACAACAACTTATGGCTGCAAAAGCTATTGACACACATTGCCAATACTGGCGAGCAAAAGAAACAGAGTTAGAATTTATACCCTATGCCTCCACCTGGTTAAATGGTGAACGCTATGAGGATAAGTTAGTAATTGAACCCAAGAAAGAAAAGATTGACAAAAAGTGGATGTTTAGCAACGAAGGTATTGAAGCTAAAGCTAGAGAGCTTGGTGTCTTGGGGACAGGATATGACTCATACGACAGCCTTAAACGCAAATGTATGAACAAGCTAAACATGAATGTGGAGTAAGGTATTTATGTTATTTGCGGCATAAAAAAGGGTTGGCTTGGTTTAGAAATTACATAAGTGATAAAGACTTTAGCCAAGCATTGTTAAATGATTTTTATACGGCTTATAAAGCTGGTAACAAAGGGGAATGGAAATGTATGAAAGGTATATTGTCGCAGCAACAGGGCTTGGGTATTTAGTAGTAGGTTTAGCCCAATACTTCAAAGGCTCAACACCTAACGCATTTATTTGGTTAGGTTACGCAGCAGCTCAAATTGGCTTATGGATGAATTTAAAATGACCAAAGATTACGACCCCAATGATGCGATTGATTTTATATTCAAAACAGCCCCAGCGTATGCAAAAGCGAAAGGTAACCTCGCTCAATTCGAGGCATTTAAACACAGTCTTAAAGCTATTGAAATGTCTAAGTCGGAGGCAACAACGATTGGGGGCAAAGAAATGGATGCGTATAAGTCACAGGCTTACCAAGAGTTATGTGAGGCCATTGGATTGGCGACAGAAGAAGCAGAAGCCCTTAGATGGCAATTAGAAGCAGCTAAAATGAGATTTGAAGCATGGCGCAGTCAAGAAGCGTCAAATAGAAACATAGACAGGCTAACCAAATGACCGACTACTCTGAAAACTACCTTAAAATTCAACAGCTATTAAAGTCTTACCATAATGCTACGCTTAAAAACCAATACGAAAAAGCTACATTAATAGCCCATGAATTAGCAGAAGAAACCATAAAGCTAGAGTTTTCTACTTATGACCAAGTAAGGAAACAATGGCTGAGTTAATGCGTACTGCGCCTACTCATATTGACTATGGGGACTTTGTTGGTTTATTGCCAACTTCACCAGGCTTTACTCCTAGTAATGTTGATGGAATTTGCGAAAGAAAAGGCAAGTTTTTAATAATGGAATGGAAGCGCCCCAATGAAAAGTCAAGCAAAGGCCAACAGTATATGTTGCAAGCATTGGCGGCTAAACCTGATTTTATTGTTGTTATTATTCGGGGCGATACTGACAATGGAGTAAATATGGGTAATTACTACCTTGTGCAACCGCAAGGTGGGTGTATATTAATTGGGCATGGTTTTGAATCCTTCAAGGCCTATTACAGACAATGGTACGAATGGGCTGATGGCAACTAAAAATGAAAAGAACTATATGGCAAGAGTTGCCAGACTCGGTTGTATATTGTGCAGTACCGTGCTTGGGTATGAAGGTAGCCCTGCCGAAATACACCACATTAGACGGGCTGGTGTCCGTGCTACAAGCCCCATTATCCCCCTCTGTTCTGAACATCACAGAGGAAACGATGGTATTCACGGAATGGGTAGAAAGGCTTTTGAAAGAAAATGGCAAACAACCGAGGAAGCGTTACTACAGAAAGTCAGGGAGAGCTTGGGGTGAATGACATACTGTTAGCGTTTGGCATATTAGTTATTTTATTGCCAGCTATTGCCGTATGGATTAGCACAAAGTTTATGTAAAAAGGATAAACTTACATAACATTCCTATAATGTGTTTCTCAAACTTTACAATTCTAATGGGTCTATAAAACCTAATTCTTTAGCAATGCGATGCGCTCTATTGCGAAATTCTTTGTCGTAATGTGTCCAGCGTTGAGTTTTATGGCGGCTCATGTGAATACACTCATGGAATAGCACCTTTAAAACTGTGTCTATGCTGCCACAACGAGCCTCTGAAATGGTAATAATATGCTCATATTTACCACCATCATCATATAAATAAGTACCCATTGTTGCTGGGTCTTTATCTACAATAAAATTAATTTCTTCTGGTAAAGGCATATTCCACCTATCAAAAGGCTTCATGCAATAAACAGCGCTATATAAGTTTTTAAGGATGGCTGGTGTAAGTTTCATACGCCAATAATTTGCCCACGAAATTCAACTTCATCTTCCCCAAAAACCCTAAATGTTTCTGGTTGCAATAATTTGCTGCGCTCAAACGATAGCATTACAAAGCCACTATTCCAGTCTTTAGGCGTGTCCTCTGTGTAATTGAACTGTGGCCCATTAGGGTCAGCTAAAGTGCCTGTCTGAACACCATAGCGTGTACCGTTGTAGTCGTTATAAGGAATACTAGACAAAACATGGGTATGTCCTGTAACCATTGAAACACCAGCATTAACTGCGTTGTTTCTGCCGCCTGTCCAACCACCCTTCCAGCGATGTTTAATAATGACATCTTCATTAATCCACACAGACCAACAAGGTTGCCAACGTGGGAAATATTCTTTTAAGGAAGTACCAGGCACACCTTCAAAAGCTGGAAGAAAATTCACAACATTAAAAGTAAACCTCATGTCATGGTTTCCTAAAGGCCAATACATCTTAGCGCCCTTGGCTACTGCTTCAATTTCACCTAAATAATGCTGACAGGCTTCTAATTCTTCTTTAACGCTTGGTAATTTGTCAAAGTCCATTCTAGGATGCCTACTAATGCCAGCCCCGTCAAAGGCATCGCCATTGCAAATAATGGCAGTTGGTTTGTATTCTTTAATAGCTTCTAATAATGCTTTAAATGCAGTAGTAGTAATGTCAGGCCAAAAATGAGCGTCAGAAAATACCATAACTCGCCCTTTTTTAACATCAAACCCTCTACGAGTATGCCCATCGGTTTGCATTATTTTCTTTTCTACGCTAACACGCTGGTCATTAAAACTTGGCAATTCAATACCATGTCTTGTTTCTAATGAGCGTCTGCGGTTATAAATAGAGCGAATGTCATATTTATGGACTTCTGCAAATTTTTGTGGGCTACCTATTTTTTTCCACTCTGCAATCCATTCTTCATCATTCAAATGATAAGCCATTCAATTCCCCTTATACTGTAAGTAACGAAACACTAACATAAATATATGTCTTATATTAAAAAAGTTGATAAAAATCAAAAGGATGTTGTAAAGGCGCTACGAGATTATGGCGCTACTGTTTTCCTTTTGCATACAGTCGGTGGAGGAATCCCTGACTTAATGGTGTGCTATGCAGACCAGACTATTCTAATGGAAGTTAAAGATGGGGAAGATAAAAAGCTAACCCCACAACAAATAACCCTTTTTGACAACTGGGTCGGTGGCCCACTTCATAGGGTAAATAGTGTGCAAGAGTCTATAGAAGTGCTAAAATTGTATGAAGAATAAACAAAACCCCTAGAAAATTGGCGTTTTCTAAGGGTTTCTACCAAACAACTAATTAGGAGTTGATATGGATGCCAAAGAGTTTACTATTTCTGCGGAAGAACTGCACCGTTTATTTCAA